ACTCGCCGACCAGCTGGATCAGCCCGCCGCCGGTCGTGCGATCGGAGAGATGCTTGTCGATCCGGCGCTTCTCCTTCAGCTCCTCGTCGGTCATGCCCTGGCCGGCGAGCTGCTTTGCTCCCTGCCACGCCGTGTCGAAGCCGGCCCCCAGGTTCACCAGGGCCTTCTCGCCCCAGCCCATTCCCTCGGTCGGGTCGTAGGCGGGCGCGGCTGGCGCGGCCGGTGGCTGGGCGCGCTTGATCTCGTCGGCGAAGATCTTCGCGGCGTCGGTATCGCCCGCCGTGTGCGCGCGGACCAGGGCCTCCTTCAGCTGCTCGACGGTCGCCATCACTGCACCCCGTACTGCTTGAGGATGTCCTCACGCCGCCGGCCGCCGCCACGGGCGGTAGCGGGTGACGCAGCAGGCGCTGCAGCAGGTACTGCCGGCTGCGGATTCATGGGCGCGACGACAGCCTCTGCGCGGCCAGCGCTCGACCGCAACTGCTCCGCGGCCTGGGTGCGGGCCTGGGCTTTCATGGCGATTACGGCGGGGTCGGTTTCGCCGGGCTGCGGGAAGTAGGTCTCGATCTCGCGCTCCATCTCGTCGGGAGGGATCGATGCGCCGGACTCCTTGCGCAGCTTGGCGCGGACCCAGTCTTCCTGCACGCCGCGGTATTTCTGCTGGTCGACCGACTCCCAGAACGGCCTAACCACACGCCCAGCGGCTGTGAGGCCGAGGGCCTTGGATGTCAGGTCTGGCCGCCCCGACGCGGTCAGCTTCTCGATGCTGGGCTCGACGGCCAACATGCGGCCGAGGTATCCCGCCGATGATCGCTCGCCTTCGGTAGGAGCTCCAGCACCCTTGGCACCCAGCGCCGCCACACGATCAAGGTGGGCCTGCTGCGCGATGCCGCCGGCGAAGGCCTGCTGGCTGGCCTGCAGCTCCCTGCGTAGGTCGGCCGCACGCTTCTCGGCCGCGATCTTGTCGGCGCGCGCGGCGTTGCTCTGGATGATCCGGTCATTGGCCGCGATCTGCGCCTGGATCTGCCTGACCTTGAACTCCTGCTTGTGGACCGGGTCCTCGATGAAGCCGGTGTCGGTCATGGTGCCGCCGGCCATCTTCATCGGCTCGCGTGCGCCGGCGGCCTGCTTCAGGTGCTGGGCCTGGAAGGGCTTGAAGTCCTCGCCGGCCTCACCGGCCATCGCCGCCAGCGCCATCTGCAAGCCGCCGCCTTGGGCGCGCTTGTCGTAGGCAGACTGGGCGCCGCTCATGTCCGGCGGCTGCATGGCTTCTTGCATCTGCTTGCTCAGCTCCTGCTGGCGCTGCTCATACGGGTCGATCTGCTCAGAGGCCGCAGGAGGCGCCTGCTGTAGGGGTTGCTGCTGACCTCCCAATGCCCTCGGAAGGGCACGCGCAGGCGGTTGTTGGGGCTGCGCAGGAGCGGCAGGCTGCTGCATCACAGGGACAGGCGGCTGCATAGGAGGCGCAGGATTCTGCATATTCACCTGCGGCTCCGGCGGCAGACCACGCAGGGCCTGCGCACGCGCACGGCTGGCAAGGTTGCGGGCGCGCATCTCCTGCTCCCCCGGAGCCTCACCGAACAGCATGGTTAGCAGGTCTTGGTCCATGACAGCGCCTTACTGGCCGAAGCCCATCGTCTTGCGGAAGGCTCCGAACTCGTTAGCGCGGTCCTTGCTGTATTGGTCCTCAAGGCCCTGTTGCTGCTGGCCCTGGTAGGCAGCAGCTCCTGCGTGGCCAAGTGAGGACAGGAACTCCAGCGGGTTCGCCGCTTGCTGCACGCGGCCGGCCTGGCGCATGCCGGGCATCGCCGCGCCCTGGCGCAGCTGGCCGATCATGGCCTTCTTGCGCGCGATCTCCTGCTGCTGCGGCTGCAGTCCGCTGATGCGGCTGTAGAGATCCATCATGGCCTTGTCCTGCGGGTTGATCGCAGCACCGCCGCCGGCAGCTGGCAGACCCTGCCCGGGTGCAGGCGTCGACGGCGCAGCCATTGGCTGCATCGGCTGAGGCGAATTCGCCATCGGCGGCTGGCCGCCAGCTTGCTCCTGCATCATCTTCATCCAGAGGTCGTTCATGGCAGCTCCATCTCAGTGGCAACGTCATCACGCCAGCGCGCGATCAGACTGGTTAAGCGCTTGTTCTGCTCGGGCGGCAGGTTTGCGATTCGGTGCATGTTGTCGCCCAGGTAGGCTGTGCAGTCCCAGCAGTCGCGGCTGGTCTTCTCGCCCTCGTCATAGCCCGGCGGCATCAGGTGCGGCGCCGTGCGATCGATGAACGCCAGCACCCGCTGGCGCGTCCAGGTGGCGATCGGGAACCGAAGCGTCACGCCCCGGTCCACGTCGCCGTCGTTCATCGGCGAGCGCAGCCGGTCGTCGTTGCGCTGGCCACGGAAGATCGTTGTCGCGCCCAGGCCGCGGCTGATCTTGTCCAGCGGCTCCCAGATTGCGCGATGGCAGCAGGAGAAGGCGTCTTGGTAGCGGGTGTCCTGGCTGCCGCGAGAGAGTTGCCCCAGGGCCGTCCAGCGCAGCGGCACCACATCCACCGGCTGCCCATACTCTGGCAGTTTGCGTTCGGTCTGGAAGGTGACGAACTTGACCCCAGCAAACTCGGCCTGGAGCTTGAACAGGTACTCGATGCTGCTCTCGTACGCGCCATCGGTCAGCACCGATAGCACCATCAAGTCGGGCTCGCCCTTGAGTAGCAGCAGGCACGCGAGCGAATCTACGCCGCCGGAGAGTTGGAGGATCTTCATGTCAGAACGCCATGATCCCGGCCGAGGCGATGCCGCCTATGCCAGACATCACACCTTGTTTGCTGGCCTGCTGGGCGTTGTAGGCGTCCATCGTGGCGTTGTACTGGCTGTTGGCCGCGCCGGAGTAGTCGGCACCACCCGCCGACTGGCTCTTGGCGAAATCTGGCGTCTGGAGCTGCCCGACCTGCGTCCCGGTCAGTAGCGCGTTCAGCTCGTTCAGCGGCATAGTGCGCTGCTGCATCTGCTCGGCGATCTGCTGCTGGCGCAGCGCGTTGGCATAGTTCGCCGAGGACATGCCCTGGTTGTAGTTCTGGGCTCCAGCAGCCTGGTCCTGACCGAATTCCTGGGCCTGGGCCGCATTCTGGAATTGACCAGCTCCGAGCATCTCGTTCCAGCCCTGCTGCCGGCCCTGCATGCCCATGTCGAACTCGCGCTGCATCTCCTGGCCGCCTGTCTGCATGGCATTGAAACGCTCATCCGCCTGCGAGCGCTCCATACGCTGCATCTCGTCGTTCCACTGCTGGCTGCCGCGGGTCAGGCCCATGTTCGACAGCTTCGACTCCAGCGCTGCCTGGGTCTGTTGATGCTGCGGGGCCATGCGGTCGAACAGCATGTTCTCGATGCGCTGGCGCTCGGCAGCATCGCCTTGCGGCATTGCGCCCAAGCTGCCGGTGTCCAGGTTCCCCAGGATGCCTTGCCCGCCCTGGAGGCCGCCGGCCTGCGGGGCATCGCCATAGGCCTGCATGTTGCCCCAGTCGAACGGGCTCGCCATCGCGTCCTGCACCCGGCCAAACTGGCCGAGAGCCGTCTCCGACTTCGCCCGGTCTACGCCCATCTGGGCGTCCAGGGTGGCCTGTGACTCCGGGTTCAGGGTCTGGGTCTGGGTCCACGCCGTGACCGGCTCTCCGGTGGCCGGATCGACGGAAGCGGCCGACTGCCATGACTCCTGGCCCCATGGGGTGTTGACCGTCGGACGGTTTGACCAGTCGGCCCTGGTCTGCGCCTGCTGGTTGCTTGCGGCAGTCGCTTCGGCCGCCTTGGTGTAGTCGGGCGCCGGCGGCGGCGGAGGTGAACTCATCCAGCCCATATCAGTCTCCCAGGTGTTCCTGCATGTAGCTCTCCAGGGTGTCCCCTGGGGCGAGCGACCGGAAGTAAGCGACGGCCTCCATGTGCTTCGCATGGCCGCCGGCCAGCAGCGCCACGGTGGCGAAGAGGTCGTAGGGTGCGCAGCGCATGAAGTACGCCTGCTCGACCCGGGCCCGATCACCGCTTCGCTCGAATTGGTTCGCCGTCTGCCAGGAGGCGATCGCCTGCGCCATTGCAGGGCCGAGTGCGTTAGAGAAGGTCCGATAGAACGGGTTGCCAGGCAGGCCGAAGAGGGCCCACATCAGCGCGCTGGAGACGGTGTCGGGTGGAACCGCCTTGTCCCTGTCCACGAGGTCATCCCAGACCTCGCACAGGCCCCAGAAGCTCTCGATGAAGGACACAGCCGGCTCGTTGCCAGCACAAAGGTCTAGTAGCTTCTCGTGCATCACAGGATGCCTCCAGGTTCAACCACGGCCTGCCAGCCGACGAAGATGGTGTCTGCAGCGCCGCGCACGCGCATCGCCAGCGACCCGTAGCGGCCGGTGCCGACAGCGCCAGCCCATGCCTCGAAGGAGTTGTCCGACCCCGCCCATACCGCTGCGTCCCAGACCGCGTCTGGGTCATCCCAGAGGGCCTCTGTGCCGTCGATGAAGACCGGAGCAGAACCGGGCAGGCCGAGATTCCACTCAGGATTGAGTCGCGATATGACGCCCGGCGCCACCGCGGCGATGAAGGACGGCTTGACCATCAGGAAGCGCTTCTGTCGCACGCCGTCGCCAAGCGGCTGGAACGCCGTGACTACATTCGCCTCCAGGGTCTTGCCAGGGACACCGTCGACCTCTCCGTCGGACTGGCCCTCGAACAGCAGCCACACGTTGCCGGCATAGTCGCCGCTGTAGCTGCGTCCGTTGAACGGCTCGACAGTCACCATCGGTATGCCAAGCAGGGTCGTGAAGGCCTTGTTGTTGACCTCGTAGGCCCACTGGCGGTCAATGGCGTTGTACTTGGGCGGCTTGATGACCAGAAGCTGCTCATGCGGCAGGAACTCAAGTTCCCAGTAGCGCACGCTTATCGTCGTCGAGACCTGCTTTGCGACATCGTCATTGACGGCGCTTGCTCCCTCGGCGCGGGCGAAGAACCCCTCGCCGCGCATCAACTCCGTCATGAAGCACAGCCCGCGCTCGGACAGGATTACGACGTCGCTACCGAAGGCGATAGCGAAGCGGTGCCCGATCGGCACCTGCCCGATGTACCAGCGCCCCGACAGCACGAAGGACGGCTCGGTGGCAAACAGTGGGCCGGAGTAGACCAGCACATCGCCCTGGTCGCTGACGATGACGAGCTTGTTGTCCAGGCCGCCGCCCGCCGCGCCGCCGCCGGTGGCAGCAGACCCGTCGAAGGTCCAATTGATCAACGAGGCGATCGCTCCGCCATTCGGGAACAAGGCACCGAAGTCGAACGGCAGCGCCACCCCGGCGATCTGCCCGACGGGCAAGTACCACATCTTGGTGCTGTCGATCTGGCCGAAGATCAGGCTCTTCTTGTAGACCGCCACGAAGTTGAACGAGTGCGGGTCAACGCCGTCGATCTGGAACGGTCCAGCGCCGGCCGTGATCTCGGTCCAGGCCGCACCGTCGTAGACCCACAGGCCTCCACCTGGGTTCACAGCGACGAGGTAGTGAACCCCGGCGTCGGTGACGAAGTTCAGCGATGTCCACTCCCCAGGTGGCTGCCCGCCGGCCACCGTCAGGACAGGCACGGGGACACCCGCAGAGGGTTGGGCCACAGTGACATCGAAGACGTCCCCAGCATCGTTGGACGCGAACAGCTTCGCCGCCCCAGACGGCGGGTGGTATTGCATCAATGAGCGGATCTCGTTGCCCATATTGCTGACCCAGCGCCGAAAGCCTCGGCGCATCTGGCAGCCCAGATCTCGCGGTAACCAGTTCTCCAAGCGGATCGCGGTCAATGGGTTGCCGCCGGGCAGCGGCTGGGCCGTGTTGATCCCACGCACCGGAGACGGGAACGGATAGGCCTCATGCACCCGGCTGGCGCTGGAGCGGCGCGGCGTCGTGCGGCGGGGATGCGGTGATGTTTGCAGCATCAGATGACCTGCTGTTGGGTACGTGACTGGGCCATCGTCAGGGCTTGGCTCTCGCAGTCCTGCTCCGATCCGCTGCTGCAGACGTACTGGCCAAGCTCACCGGTGCAGACGTAGGTCCATCGCGCGAAGTAGCCGGCGGCCGGGGTTCCAGCATTGGGCGACGGCACGTCCTCGAGGAGCTTGGTGATCACCCAGCCGAGAGGCAGCAGGACGGCCATCATTGCCTCATGCCGTAGAGGGACGACTCCGGCAAGTTTCCGATGCCGATGTAGGGGTAGCCGCCGCGATTGCCAGCCATGTTCAAGATGTTCGCGCCCTTCTGCGCGCCGACGCGCGAGTCGAAGGCCAGCAAGAAGTCGCGTACCGCGGCGCTGGAGTCGAAGCCCTTGGCCTCCAGCCACTTGACGCGGGTGATCAGCGTCATCAGCACGCCGTCGAGCTGGAAGACGTCACCGTCCTTGCTGGCGACGTTCTTGTAGAGCGTCGGGTCGTCGGCGTCCTTCACCAGCGCCTTGGACAGGTACATGAAGCGGAACTTCTGACCCGGGGCAGGCGGCGCATTCAGGAACCAGACCTTGTTCTCGCGGACCTGCCACGTCAGGGTGAAGTTGGAGCTGATCGGGAAGACCATGTAGGTCATCCAGCCCTGGGGCGATACCGGCCCGACGGCTGGGAAGCGCATCGCCCCGTTCCACTGGGTCTGATCGATGAAGCGGTAGAAGTCGCCCGGCATGTCGAACGCCGTCTCGGTGGCCTCGGTCGTCGGCGGCACGGCGCTGAAGACGTCGATCTCCCCCATCTTCGTCAGCGTTGACCACTCGTAGGCGTTGAGCAACTCCAGCGAGGCCATGTTGGCCGCCGTGATCATCAGCTTGACGTTGGGATCCGCGCTGGAGGTCGGAGAGACCGGCGAAGGCAGGGACAGCAGCGAGCAGCACGTCTGGATGACAGACGCCAGGGACTGCTCATTCGTCATCTGGTAGGGCATGCTCGCTGCTCCTGCTTACTTGCGTGGCTTGTTGCCAGGGCGCGCACGCTCGATGTCGACGACAGCCGCGGCGTCCAGGTCGGGGTCAGCCGCGGCAAGCGGGTCCAAGGCCTCGGCCGCCAGGCGCCGGTTCTCCGCTTCCAGGGCCTCGACGCGAGCCAGCAGCGCCTCGTTGCCGCTGACCTTGTCCAGGTAGCGCTTGGCGGCCTGCTGCATCTCGCGCGCGCCCATGAAGGTCATGTTGCTGTCGGCGAGGTTGGCCAGCTGCTCGATCGTGACGATCTTGAAGTAGGCCAGCTCCTCGATGTGCGACTCGGTCAGGAAGGGGGCCGACTTCAGCGGCGTGCCGATCACCTGATTCTTGATGCCGGCCTGGAACTGCTCCCAGTGGCGCGGGAAGCGACGGATGTGCTGCTCCCAGACCTCGGCCAGGACGACGTTGTTCTTGTCGCCCGGGATCATGATCTCGATGTGCGGAACGTCCCTGTAGATCGGGCGGTTGGCCTCGGTCGACTTATCGAGGTCGATGCGCGGGCGCATGAAGAACTTGACGTGGAGCTTGTCATCGAAGCCGGGCCCCATGCCAGGCGGCAGGCCCCCGACGCTCTGGCCGAAGCGGGCGGCGTCAATGCCGCTGCTCGCATCGAACTTAGACCAGTCGGTTGGTATTTGCTGGGCTTCCAG